CGTTGTTGCTTATCTGGTTATATACACCCTGAGTGATTGCCGCCATGGTGTTATAGCCCATTTGTTCGAACATGCTTTTGCGGTTAAACTTCTGCTGGCTTTGCATATTGCTTTGAATTGCCCCTAGCATACTGTTCCAGTCTTGTAGGTTTTGTTCTCGGTTTACGCCGCTGGCGGCGCTGCTGTAGCCTCCTCCCTGGCTTGAGCTTTCGTTGTGCTGTTGGCTGCCTCCGTTGCTCTCCATCAGATTCCCGCCTAGGAATTTGTTTATGAGTCCTCCGGCGATTGTTGGGAGTAGTTGTTTGCCGATTCCGAGCAGTGCGCTGCCGATTGCTGCTAACGCCATAATAAAATAGCCCGGGGTTTTGCCCCGGGCTTCCCCCTTTCCTGTTTAATGATGGTCGTCGAGCCCTGGAATGCTGTACATGGGCATAGGTCTCACGCTGGTGTTGTCAATGACCGTATCCATGATGAACTGCGGTTCGTCGTCCACCGCCAAGGTTCGCTGGATTTCGGAGTCTCCTTCTTTCATCCATGCCTGGCTTAAGCTCGGCGTTTCCGTGTAGTTGTCTCCGTAGTGCCAACTGTCCAGCGTTCCGGTCGCGTTGCTCCGGAATTTTCCGCTGATTCTGTTTGGCTTCATGCGGTATTCTGCCCATGCTTCTTGGTACCCAAATGCCTGTTCATCTGTGTCCGTTCCGGTAAGGTACAGCTCCTTTTTGAGAATTGCTTGCTCTCCCAGATTTGCGAAGACCGGGTAATAGAAATCCAGATTGGTTTTTCGACTCCACATCCGCTCGAGTCCCTGCTGATAGGTATGGTCATGCCGGATGCAGCATACTCCGATAACATAGCCGTGTTCCTCAAAGCTTTTTGTGAACATACTGCCGTTGTACGGCGTAACGCTCACGGCTGCGGTGTTGCCCTGCGGACTTTCCGTAGTTGTGCCGCTGGTCTGGATGACCTGACTCATGTTGATGGTGATACGTGTACCGCCCAGATACTCAGGAATTTGTACCGTCTTATCGCTGATTTTGGTGTTGAACAGCGAATAAATCATCTCGCGGTAACGGCTGCCTCCGCGTGCCAGCTGTTCGTAGTATTTTTGAACTTGAAATGCTTGTCTCAGCTGATTGACGGTTGCGGATGTTACGTTGTCCATTCTTGCGCCTAAGTAGATTTCTTTCTGGGTGGGTGTGTATCCTACAACGCCTAAAGGTTTGGTTTGGTTTTCGATTTTTGCCAGCGCTCCGGTGGTGCTTAACTCTGTTCGTTTGATGTCTGAATATCCGAATATTGGAGCGTTTCCTTCCAGTGGAAGTTGTACTTCAGGGCCTTTCTGCGGACTCGGTAAAGCCGACGTGAAATAGTCGTGGTACTTGTTGACCGGAAGAGGTCTGCCGCCTGTGTATGCGTTCTGGAGAATATACTCCAAGTCCGGTTTTGCCGCGTCCATGCCCTTTGTTTCGTCGTCCGTATAGTTTACGGTTGCGTCTGTCGTGCTGTTGATGGCCGGATTGTCAACGTTCTGGTCTCTAAACCACTCCTGCCATATCATAGCGTACGCCCTCATGGGCAACGCGTTGATAGTGAATGCCGTATCTTCTCCTTTGCTTACCTTGGTCGGAATACCCATGTAGTCAAGGATGCTTCCTTCATAAGGCGCGGGCTTATCTTTCGTTCCGACGACTCTTACTTGTGGGATGTAGTAGTTATTTGTTTGCGTCCAAGGTCCTTCATCGTTCTCGCCCATGAATCTCTTGAAGTTATCCCAGATGATTCGACAAGGTACGTTGAAATAGTAGATGTCCATATGACAGTTATCCATAACCGGGAAGATAGGAGTTGTCATACGTATAATAGCGGCTTGGTCGACGCTGAACGTGTCTCCCGGTAACACCTCGTCCACATAAAATGGGATGAGCTGTCCTGCATTGAGCGTCAGTTTGACATCTTGCCGCCGCTTGAATCGGCTTCGCGTAATGTCCAAGCGCGGGACTTGGTTAAATCCTGCGTTTTTGTTTCTGTTCATTCAGTCGCCTCCGTTTTCGGTTCCTCGGGTTTTTCTTCCTGATAGATTCCCAGATTTTTTGCCCACTCGACCGTTCCAAACGATGCAATAAATTTGTCGACATCGTTGTCAAATTTGAGCTTTATTTCTTTCGGCACCTCGTCCCAGATTTGCTCTGCTCGCATCATGATGTTCTGGAGTTCGGCCAGATTCTGCGGCGCTTCGGTAAAGTCTTGGATGCCGCCCCCGATGTCTGGCTTGATGCGTGCTGCAATGTCTGGGTCGATGCTTGCCCGCCTGATGATGTTTTCCAGTTTGGTTTCTTCGAGATAGCTGTCTATCTCGGCTTGCTGGTCAATGGTTTGGTCGAGTCTCAGCACCTTTTCGCCTTTTTTATTGCGCTCCCAGAGGTACGTGCGCCTTACGCTTTCCCCGGCCTCGGTCGGCTTTGCTGTGGCGGTCTGCCGCCAGTTACTTACTGAGCGATACGCCATCGTAAATGTTCTCCTTTTCGTTCTCAAACAGGCCTGTTTTCTCGTCGAATTTTGCCAGGCGCACTAGCCGATAGTCGCTCGGCGTCTTACTCATCATGTTGCGTTCATCGGTCAGCGCAATCTTAAAGTTGCGCTCTGCTACCTTGTCTTCTCGTTCCGTAAAGATAGTGATGTAGCCCATCACACACTGGTCATAGATGCCGTATACGTTGTTGCTCATTTGTTTTTCCCCCAGTTTTTGATGATGTCGGTGCCCATTGCGATGAGCGCAAAGCTTGCGCTGCACATTGCGATGATGCTGGCGATGACTCCTACCCATATCATGATGTTCACAGTCTGATACCCCCTCGCATTGCGCCGCTCCCAAGGTTGATGGCCTTGGTTTTTCGTGCGGTCTTGTTGTAAATTTTTGCGTCCTTGGATTTGCGGACTTTACTCCTCTTTCCCATGGTTGATTTCCCTTCTGAGTATTTCTACCTCAATTTCTGTCGCTTTTGCTTTTTTTCGGAAGACCATGTCAAGGTAAAACTTTGCGTCGTCGTACTTTGCGGCCTGTCGTAGCAGTTTGTAAGCGGCGTCGATTTCCTTGTAGGTTCGCGTCAATTTCTCCATGAGTTTCGTGTCGGTCTGGTCTCTTACGTTCCATGTTTTCACTTGGTTACTCCTCGGGCTTGTTTCCCTCTACTGCATGATAAATCTTGTCCAGCATAGCCAAGATTTTGCGGATGTTGTTAAACAGCGCGTCGATTTCCTTGATAGACAGAGCGGACACCTTCTTTCTTAAGTTATTTTGTATAAATGGCATTGTAAAACAGCACTTTCCGCTGTCTAACTATTTATGTTGTATCAAAAAAAACAGGGCTTGTCAAGCCCTGTTTTAAAATTATTTTTCTCTTCTGTTTAGTTCGTCTTTTGCTAGCGCGTGGATGTATTCACAACGGTAGCTTATGTCATTACATGGGCATTTTTCGCAATCTCTGTTGCAGTGCTTGAATTTGTAGTCCATCCATCTCAAGGCCTCTGTGTCAAGGTCTTTGTACGTTGCTCTTAAAGTTTTCATAGTCTTTATCCCCTTTCTTTAATTGGATTATACCACAACTTTGCTTATTTGTCAAGAGGTTTTTGAAAAAAAGTTTAGATGTGCTATGCCTTGAAGGTCATGCGGTAGGCGCGGTGCGCCGTACGGAGAGCATGACGAGACCTTCCGGTTTCGCTCGTCGGACGGCCTTTAATTCGATTTTTCCACACTTTCAACATTTTCAACAGGTTTTCCACGAAAAGTTGCACAAATGGTTTTGTGCATATTGCTACACTTTCAACAATTCAACAAGTTATCCACAAAAGTATCAACATCAAAATAATCCAGAAAATATCGTTCCAAGGATAAAAATTCATGGTATTCAACATTTCAACACTCCCTACTATTACGACTACAACAAGTTAATAATAAATAATAATAATATCATGCGCGTGCGTGCGCGATTACGTGCGCGCGCGTGCATGTCAATATGAAATAAAATACTCAGCCAAGTAACATACTTGATAGTTACTTGGCTGAGTGACACCAAAGTGTCAAAATACACCTTTGGCTTTGCTCATCTTTTTGGACATGGATGCTTCCTTGTCCTTTAGCTGCTCTGCGTATGACTTATCTGTTTCCGCGTTTCTTTCGATTAGGGACGCAATGGCTTTTTCCTGCCGATACTGTTTGATTCTCCACGCTTTTTCAGGGTTCTCCGCTTCCAGTTTTCGCCAGTAGTATTCCGGTATGGCTGCTCTCTTGCCGTTGGTAAGCTGTATGTATCCCTGCTGCCAGAGTCTCTCTTGATGGTCTCGGAACCATTGGTCTCCGAGTCCCGGCTTTCGGCTCATTGTGCAAAATGGTGGTATTAAACCCATTTTTTGGAAACGCTTTTTGTCGTTGCCGTACAGCTTTTTAGTTACGTACCCTGCAACATAATTATATGTTTGTGGTACTGCTTGTGCGATGTCAACTGTACCCTGCCCCCAGATTTTGACTAGCTTATCACTTGTGTAGTGACCGTGTCTTGATAGCTTATGGATTGGCTTTAAGTCGTCTGGGTGCCATCCGTACAGTATCATGTGATAGTGTGGTCTCGCTGTGTTGTCTCCATACTCTCCGGCTAAAAAGTATCTCAGAGGCTCTTTGATGGCCTTTCTTAGCCTTTTAATAAAGAGCTGGGTATCCTCCACGCTCAATGTTTGCGTCGTTCTCGGACGCTCTGAGGTGCCTTTCCAGATATTTATGCCGCCTTTGTAGATTTCGCCTGTTTCTGTGTCTTGTGTTGGTACATGGTCATCGTCGTACGTTAGCGTGATAAACCAGACACTTTCTTTGTCGTATCCGTATGCTTCTAGCTCCATCCGCGTCGCCCAGTCTTTGCGTTTGCGCAGTCTGCACCCGGTACATTGTCCACATGGTATCAACATTACATCTTTGCGGTACATTAAATTTTCGTACGTCATTTTGGTCTTGTGTATCTCGTTAAAAGAGGCGAGTGAGTACACTCGCCCACTCGCCTCTCTGTCGTGAGGTACATAAAACCGAATTAACGGTTTATTGCATCCCATTTATTTAAGTTTCCCTTTCCAATATTCGATGTTTTTGCTCCCGATGAAGTCTCTTCCCGGTTTGTAGTTGAGCTCATCTTTGGTCGGTTGTCTCCCTGCACCGCCGACGCCACTGTTTAGGTTGCTGAGGTCGTTGAAGACGTCCTTGAATGCATTAAACGCTTTGTCTGCGCTTGTGTGTGACCAGCTTGTAGCGTCTCCAACCGCTTGTGCTGCGTTGTACCAGTTACTTTTGCTTTTGCTCCATGTGTTGTTGTGGTTCTGGCTTACTCCGAGTGCGCTTGCGGTCGCTGCACTGCTGCTTGCGAGGCCCATACTTGCCCCGCTGATAGTTCCCTGACTGCCGCCCGGTGTGCTTGCTCCGCCCTGTTGGTATGCTAAGATAGGGTTAATGCCTGCTTTTCGCATATCTTCCACGGCTCGCTGATAAGCTGTATTGCTCATTTGTTCTTGCCAAGCTCTGTTTTTGGCTGCTTCTGCGCTGTTGTAGGACATCGCCGCGTTGTTGCTTATCTGGTTATATACACCCTGAGTGATTGCCGCCATGGTGTTATAGCCCATTTGTTCGAACATGCTT